GGCCGTCCCGTTGGTCATTCTGAAAATGTCTTTGGGGGTTACATCATCCTTGGCCAAACACCATCTAACCTTCTTGCTAAAATCAGGGTTAACTGCCCCATTAATAACGAACTTACCTGCGCCCTTGTCAACTTCGGTTACAAGATATTTTGCGCCGTCGGCATAGTAGTCAACGGAATGCCCGATTTCTTCAAAGTGTACGTAACTTCCATTTAATAATCCTGTCATATTTGCAGTTTTAATTGTAGTAGTAGATTCGTCGGCATGTTCAATACCCTTGACGAAGTCACCGATAAAATTGCCTGCAACATAATCCAGCTTATATGAAATCAAGTTTGCCTCACGACGGTAGAAGTTATAGAGGTCGACTTGAAGACGCCCATTCATTTTAATAAATCGCAAGTCATGCTGACCACTCGCAAGCTGAATACTACTTTCTTCAATCTTATACTTGCCGGTGCTATACCCATCTTCTGACTTTATAGGTGTTCCGCAGACTTCGTCATTGTTGCGTGACAATTTTAAAAACTCTTCAGCACAATCATTTTCTTCGGCGCGTCTAAACATAAACTCGTAATCAAAACCAAATATGTTATACCCGATAACAATGTCGGGGTTTTCTCGCTGAACCAGCCTCTGCCATGCAAGCAGCACCTCTTTTTCGGTACTGTAACTTTCGACCACACTGTTTTCAATTGGCATATCAGAGCATGTGTTGAGGACAATACAATGGTTAAAGTGCGGGTCTTTGTTTCCATAATTCATAAATGTGGAACCGATAAAGGTGCACTTGTCGCCCTCTAACTTGGGGAACACTCTTTTCAATGATTCGTTTAATTCAAGCAGCTTCCCCTCCCGCTCAAATGTTTTATCACAAAGGATATCTGAGATAGTCGCTTTTTTATCGGTATACGTTTTAATATGCGTCCTATGGTCGTCCGCATCATCTTCGTCCATACCAAGTTTTTCAAACATTGATTCAATTGTGTTTGCCTCTGCGTTTGTATCAGACGATTTTAAGTTTCTTACCTGAGTTTCAAGCCAAACCTCGCACAGACGTTGGACTTCTGCTTTTGACCCCGGAGGCCTTTTGGGGTAAACCAAATCAATTTGGTCCATTTTTTCATACCCAAAGGCAGCGAGAATAACACGTCTTAAAATATTCTTGCAGAGGTCCTTTGTCATTTCCATTTTAAGACCCTCAAAATACTCTATAATGTTTGTGGCCAGTTTTTTGTATGTTTTAACTGGGACAGGGAAATCACCGTGACTGCTGCTCGCCTCAATATCAAAACTCATTATCTTGTAGGGAACACGAGTTTCCTTATTATTCAGCGGAATGATATTTTTATAATTGGTTGTAAAGTCCACGTCACAGTTCACTCGCTTCATGTCGCCCTTATTTTCATTCGCATGCTTCTTGGGGACTGCAACCCATCCAGAAGGACTAATGTCTTTAATGTGGAAGAATCTCAGAAGCGGCGGAATATTTGCTTCATATAGCTTCATATCCGTGTTATTAAATTTGTATCCATTTGGCAGCAATGTATGACCATTCTGGTAATTCGTATACCAAAAGTTTTTGGCCTTGTTAAACGCATTTAGGTTTGCAAATTCAATCATTATGAACTTGTGTTCTTTACCTCCGTCGAACCCGTACAACTTTTTACGCTTTATGATTTTGCACTCTGTTATAGAGTCTTGATAATATTTACCCATTTTCTCCTTTAGATGGGTAAGGAACTCTTCCTTCATTGAAATCGTCCATTTGTCGTTCACCATTACATAGAAGAATGGCTTGTATCCTTCTGCTATGACAGAATATGTTTTTCCGGCCTCGTCAACACCAAACATCTGGATCATAAAACTATTGGAATCTTTATATGTGTTCTGCTCTTCATCGGACGACTCCATTGTCGAATCCTTTGCATTGTACACGTTGAAATCTAAAATTCTGAAGACGTGCTCCATTCTTAATACTTGTAATACCTTATGTTTATCTTGTTTAACGGGATTCAATTTTATTTAAATCTTTAGGGTATAATTTACCGCAGTGGATAATAGTATTTTAACTAATAATATTATTCGATATATGCATTGTAGCCAGATTACCGTCTACCATATTTACAGTGTTGTCGCTGAGAAAAACCTTTGGGTTTTCGGCAATTAATGCTGCGTTTGTATTTTAAAGACCATTTGCCTCCACGATGTCGTTTAGTGCGACCGCCCATATAGCGGCGAGTTTTAGATGCAGAACTGCGCTTATTATGATGACTACCATGTTTATGATCATGGTGATGCTCATTGTGTCCAGGATGTTTATAATGCGTTATATTACTTTCACCCAGTTTGTTCTCCATCCATTTAACAAAGGAATCAATCTGTCGGTCTTTAACATCAATATCGCAATCCTCATAGTTTTCCGATGTATGCCCCGAGTTTGTTATATACCTCATTGTTGGAAAACTGGAGGGTTTGGGGTTAAGGTGTCTAATATTGTCGGCCATTATGTGGTCCACGGAAACAATTACGACATCTTTTCTGTTTAAAAAATCGGCAGGCAATACATTCTGTAATTTCTTCCACTCTGGTCTTGTGGCGTTACACGGGCCGCATCCTTCCATAAAAACCAACATGAACGTTTTATTATTTTTAACGCTCATAAGCTTATTTAGTTCGGCAATTAACCCCTTTCCGCCCATATTAGAAGGTTTATTCTCAATATGCAAATATACCATTATATAAATTAAATAGAAAATAAATTATAACATTTTTATCCTCGTAGTATATAATGACACCCTTAACATTTGTCTTTATATTAGTATTTTTAATTGGTCTATATTTTTACGCAAAGGGTAGCAACCCAGAGGCATTCACCAATAAATATTCTAATCAGCCAAGGTGCCCGAATTTGCTCATTCAGAAGGGTTCTCGGTTTTATCTATATAATTCTAAACTGGCAGAGGTGCCTGGCGTGAACCCGGTTGAATTTGATAATTTAGAAGATTATACTGAGTTCTTGGATTGGCAGAGAAGTCAGAACATTCGTTGCCCCGTATTGTACTTACAGGAGACATATGATGCGCAGGGTAACAAGGTCTATAAATCACGCCCGAGCGTATCAGAGCCTCAGGCCGGATTACCGCCGTCTGCGGCTTCTCCTGTGGGAATTGCCTCGCAGATTCCGCCGATAATGGAATCGTCGCTCGAGCCCGTTGGCGATGAAGCATATCCGAATCCAACCTTGTTGGTTGACGCGACCAGAAACGACCCCCCTTATAACCAACAGTCATACCCGGCACATGACCAAACCAGTTATTATATTGGTACCACAACGCCGTTGGATAAGATGGACTTTGACCAAGAAAAAGCCCAGGTAAGCCCAAATCCAATGGACCCCAACTGGGGCGGCGCGGCATACACGCAGAGCCTTGTTGACAAAGGATACTACAAGGAGGACGAAGTTCAAATTTATATACCTTAAAATAATTGTACACTGGCTTTACACTTTTTTACTTACACTTTTTACATTTCAGATGCCAATTTTATAAAAAATTGATTATAAAATTAGCTAATTTCTTAAAATACGCAAGTTTGAAAATGGAAATAATTCAAAGCAAAGACAATAATGATGATTATTATATTAATAGAACTATTATGGTTCCAGAGAATGATGGATTAAATAGTTTTTATAAAGTTATTAACCATACAGATAAAATGTTTTGTATTAGAAAAATAAAGACAGAAACTAATTTATATAAAACAAATTTTGATGAAATTACAAATGAAGCTACCAAGGTTTATCAAGCAAAATTGTCAGATGATTTTGAAAATGAAAATATAAAAAAAATAAGAAAAACAAGTATACATAAATATTCTGTTATATATTGTTCACTTGTTCAATATGAAGTTTGAAGTTTTATAAAATAATTAACTTGATTACAGTGTTAATTATTTTAATTGCTGCTATCCACAAACTTCATGACACTATTTAACGCGGTTTTTGCTTGTTGCAGACTTGCCAACTTATCAATCGCTGCCATTGGGTTGTTGCGATGGTCAACAGATAATGTGGTTTGCAACATCAAGCAGTTGATGAAATCCTCTACATTAAGAATTGCGGTTTCATAGTCGGCGCGGTATTTGTTAATTAACAATACATCCATTGACCGGACATTTGCTGCCTTTATTGCGGCACCGTAGGCCGCAGCATTCCCTGCAATGCCATTGTCTGCGGGTGCCGTATTATTTCCGGATGCGTCGGACATACCCTCCATACCATCAATGTTGCTCGGGCTAAAACGTCTAAACATTAAATACGCCAGAAAAAATAATAGGATAAATAACCCCAAGTGTACGATTTCGTTCATAATATATAATTTTATTTTTTCATAAGAAACTTTACAATATTCGCAATGCTGGTTTTGTTGATTTTTCGCGTCTGACCCTTTGCATTTGTAGACGTTATATTATGTAGGCATTCCGCGTTTGTTTCAAGTTCTTTTATCAAATTGGGCAGCGTTTTGTATTGTTGTAAAATGGCCAGTGCGGTAACTGCGCTGACACCAGGTATTTGGCAGAGCATGATTTCTCCAATATTGTCGGGCGTAATATTTTCCTTCTTGACCTTCTTAATTACGCTTACGTAGTCTTTTTCGCTTTGTTCGGCTTCGTCTGGTTGTTTGCCGCTGTCAACTGCTACAGATGCTCCAGTTCCTCCTGGTTGTGGCTCTGTCGTGACCGAAATAGTAGTGGGAGCCTGAGTCGGAGTAATCGGATCGGCGACCGGTTTATTTGGGTAAAACGCCTTCTTATCTGCAGGCTCTTTTGCCAGTTTATAGGCCATATTACAAATAATAGTAGCTGATTCTTCTAAAGAGAACGATCTAAACACGGAAAAACCCTTGTAGTAGTTAAGAGAGAACATCGCCGAATACGCTGTTAGTTTATCTACTCTATTGTCACTTTTGAACCGATTTGCCTGATTCACGTCTCCCTCAACGAGATAAATAATATTATGGTTGTGATGATTCAATCCATTTAGTCGATAGGATTGCTCTTCATATCTGCCGTCCTTAATACTCGCAAGTAGATCAGTTATAGACTTTCTTTCTATAATCATTTTGTCTTCATTTTCGTCTGCAATAATAATATCTCCAATAGGCAGTGTCTCGGACTTTATTACAAGTTGTTTGAATATTGGTATGTTCGCCACAAGACCGTTAATATGGCGCAAGAGGTCGCTTTCCCGAGTATCAACCTTGATAATCATAAGTTATTAAATTATCTAATAAATTCTTATTAAATCATTTAACGTATAAATAATTTATCCACAAATTCGCTAAATAAATACCGAACTGTTTTAACCCATATTTCCACCATGTGTAGCATGGTATCCATACTTTTGGGTCTGGATTGTCCTGTTAGGGACGCAGACGAGAGGGAGTCTCTGAGGGGCTCCAATCAACATAGGGTTGCTCGACAAAAACCAACCAACACGAGGGGCAATTCCCGCCTTTTTTGAGCCGCCACAAACATTTGTTCTATTCACGATTGACGCTTGATTGCGTGCAGCCTTACCGCCAGACATGTAGACGCCCATAGTATATACTACAAAAATATTAAAATTTTATTCTAATCAATTAATCTAAATATTTAAATACAAATCCTCCGGTGGTTTTTCTACGATTTATCAGAACACCCATTATATTAGTTTTTCCAATATCCAATTCTTTTGAAGCGCCTATAATAGATTCAAACTCCTTAATTTTATTCATTTCT